CTATGACGGCACAATTGTGGGTCTTGGCTAATTCTCGTAGGCGGTAGTACAATTCTCTCAACCGCTCATGTCCCGAATTAAACTTGCCTGCGATCTCTACTTTGTCAGCCATGTCGATCATCACAACGTCGGGCTTTTCTTTATTTAAGAAGCCATCCAGAGTTTGGATATCCCAGCCTTGTGCATCCACTAGAATTAGTCTGTCTCTAATACCTGCATATCTGGCTGCAGCGGCGGCAGGGTCTAAGGCAATCTCATCTCGGCTCATGCCAGTGTACGATCCGATTGCACGTAGTTTCGTGCGCTTGGAGACTTCCTCATTGCAGACGTATACTACCTTGGCACCTTGCTGACAGAAGCCTGCCGGAGCGGCACACAGACTAACAGCCAAGGCCGTTTTGCCTACGTTTGAGTACGCCGCAATGACGCCGAACTCGCCTCTTCCAATCCCGTAGACCTGTCGGCTCAACGTCTCTATGTTAAATTGAAATCGGTTATCGTTACTGGTTACAGCCAGCAATTCATAGATGTCATCCGTGCAGGCATCCGGAAAATCATCAGGCAGATATCCATCAGACACTTTGTCTAGGAGTGCCTTTAGCCTGTCCATTGCAGAGACATCTCCCTCGGACATAAGTATTCCGTAGTTGGCTATGTCTAAGCCGACACTTTGACGCCAAAGGCTGGCGATAACATCTGACGCAACTTCGGGATCAATGTCGGGGGCGTTGGCTATGGAATTAACTGTGTCTTCTACTTCAGCGGTCCATGCAGCGGTAGACGATGGGTTTGCCGCCTTCCACTGGGCCATCAGATCAAGGGTGGTAATGTCCTTGGCAAATTTACTGTGGCTGGCGGCTATCGCGGTGTAGACTTCTTTCGCAGTGTCATCGAAGAGGCTGGCTCGTAGCCTTGCCTGATTGTCTGAATAAAACTCGTTATTCAAACAGCACTTAATTAATGATTGGTACATGTGTGGTCCTCATGTGGGTCTAAGGTGGCGTTTGTATCACACAGTTGGACATAAAAAAAGCCCCCTAAAAAGGAGGCTCTTTATCTAAATCGATGTATACTAAAGTATGTTAACTAGTCCGGAATTTCATCCGCGAGACTTCAGGTTTTCCGTCACCTCGACGCTCCTTCATCTCCATGTCTGTGTATACGATGGCAGGGTTGCCCTCGGCTAACGCAGCGATTGCGTCTTTTACTTTTTGCTCTTGTGCAGCCGCTTCCGCGAAACCGCCGTCGATTTGAAAATCAACAATAATGATTGCTCTTGCTTTCATTTGGAGGGGGTCTTTCTAATACAAAATTATAGTCTCGCCCGTCACTTAGGGCAGATTTAAAAGTTATTCCACGATTAAATATATTTGGCGGGGCTGTTGGCCCGTTACCCCAGACAGTTGTTGCTCCGCAAGATGCTACAGAGGGTGTGCTAAGTGTGGCAGATGCTACCATTTTTTGCATTTCTATATTAGCCTTTGAACCAGACCGCCTACCGCACAAAGGATAAAGCACGTTTTTCTTTTCCAAAGGGAAAGGTGATTGCTGTGTGATCATGAATCCGTTCCTTATAGGCTGTTTATAGTGTCGTTTATCTGCTGAGTACTAAGGTATTTAAGATCGGTTGTAGTGATCCGCACTGTAACACTTTGGTTCCTACGCGCTTCAATTATAGCCTTTACTGCTGCATCCTTGTCAAGGACTAAATGCACTTTGTTGTATTTTTTTATTAATTTTTTAATGCCACTTGTTAAGTGCGTACCCAAAAGTGCTATCCCAGTTAGGTTATCATCACGACTGACTGAACAGGCACTAGCTACGTCCTCTACTAGTATCGCTACCGGACCACTACCTACGGGAATGCCATGCGGCAACTCTCCATAAGACATCCACTTAGGGCCACTGCCAAGCGCACGTCCTACCGCACCGTGGCCGTGGCAGAAGAGTACTCTGTTCTCAGCCGGAGCATATCGGATGCGCAGCAAGCCCCTCTCATGCGCCTCAAGGCTGTTTACTGAGGCTAGGTAGTCTAAGGCTGGCTGGTGGTTGTCTACGGACGTTGTGAGGGCTGGTAGAGGTCTAATGTACTTGGCAGGAGCAGTAGAGGAGTTGGCTAGGTAGGCCTTAGTCGCTTGTAGATTACGTTTACCTGAGTATATGCCTTTACCTTCGCAAGATGCTCTGAAGCAATTCCATCTAATTACGCCTTGTTCTTTTGATAGACTTAGTTTTTTTAATCCGTGGCAGAATGGACATTGGATTACTTTGCGGTCACCTTCTTTTAAGGGAATGTCTTGGATAATCTCTAGTTGCTCTAGATATAACATGAGTGGCCTATGTCTATAATAGTAGAGGGTTAGTTCCTGCCCCTCATGGGACAGGCGTCAGCCTATACATAAAATCTAAATAGTAAACCCCTAAAAACGCCACCTAGGTAACGGGTTCTCCACAGCATAGTGGTGTAACCTATTGTTTTTAAATGTTAACCCAACACGCCGGAGGTCGCGGGTTCGAGCCCCGTCAACCGCGCCACTGAATCAGTAAGTCCTTGTTTATAAAGGCTAAGTACAAAAAAACGGACCCGTAAAAAGGTCCGTTTTTGTGTTTGTGGCTATCTGTGGCAAATGGTTTAAAAAACTTCACCTTTTTAACCGACTGCTTATGAAAATCGAATCACCATCAGGCAAATTCGATGTCCTTGTGATCCAGCCAGCGTTTCAATTTCCGTTCCGCTCGTTTCTGCATCTGAGCAGAGGAGAAATTATTCGGAAGCACTGAACTAAGTGCGTCCAGTACGAATAGTGTTTCATCGTGAGTGAGTTTATCCATTGGCTTGCTCCTCAAAAACTAGACCCGCTGTATGCTCATACAAGATACCCGCTACGATTTCTGTCGCATCTGCACTTGATTTGACATCAAACGCTTCGAAAAAATCTATATTCAAGGCATAGGTCGCTGCAGCTATCATATCGACATTATTTGTGCTGGTTCTACGTGCTTCCGTTAGGGCTGCAATTATTGTTTCCTTGTTAGTCATCAGCCATCTCCACTTCAATCAAAGCCTTGAGGTCTTCCGTTTTCCACGAAAACCCCTTTGCTTTCCACCCGTCATACGGTTCGCAGACATTTGTGTCCAAATAATAGGATTCGACCTCATCTGAGCCGTCATAATCGTGGCAATCGTCCTTTATGAACAGCCAGTTTTGTCCGGCTTTCTCCACAATGCAAAACGTCAGTTTCACGTCTTCATCTAATGGGTAGCCACGGTTGCCAAACCAATCGCGCACATCCTGTTCAGTCATTTCTTGGCTCCCTTCTTAGTCGGCTTTGCCAGCATTTTAGCAAGCAGATCGTGTGTCTTCTTGCTGGGTATATAAATTGTGGTTGGTTTCTTCATTAGTGTATTCCTCTGAGAGCGGCCCAACTTACTGGGTAGCGTTTTACCATTTCTACTGAAATCTGCATAGCCAGTATCCTAGTCTCTTCTTGCGCGTCAGGAGCGCAGCGCAGCCTGCACATATCAGCGAAGGCATCAAGGCTTCCGCTGACCCACCATTTTGTCATCATGCTGAGAGGTAGCACAGAACGCGCCTGCTCCTCGCAGATGCCTGATGCCAGTAGATTTCTGTACTCGATTAGACAACGAGCGTGATGCTTGGTTACGTTTGCAATAGCCGCGTTGCCTTCGGTATCCTCTACTCGTCTGCCACTGCCCTGCTTTTTATTTTTAACGGCAGAGCGATAATGAGGCGGCGTGTAGAACTCCGGATCGTCAGAAATATATCTTCTTGATACCTCGTTCACCCTTAAAAATTTGCTCTTATGCATATGCCGAGCTACATATATTGGACCTTGGCATACAAAAGTAGCATAAGCATGTCCGAATGGACTGGTATGACGATTACTTGCCAGATAGTTTATCAGCCTCTTATCCCCGTCATTCAGTATCGGAAGCATAGGGCTACCCTCAACGCCAGAGGCACCCAAGGCTTCGCTCTCGCGGTTGTAGGACACTCTAGCCGCATTCACTGTGGTCATGTCGCTTCCCATGCAATTAAGCAGCGTTGCTGTTATACTAGTCATACTCCAGTTCCCATCCATAGTTTGAGTTCTGCTGTGGCGTGTCTAAGTTCTTTTTCGGCAGCGTCTAACTGTTTGGCAAATTGTTTAGCCTGCCGCTCGTACAGGTCTGCTTCACGTTTTAGTATGTCGTAGTTATGCCGCAATTTCTCGTTCTCCTTCTGGACCCGTTTCAACTTGGTCATCCATTCTCCATATTCCGTGTCAGTCATATTATCCTCTCGTAACCATGTCGGGCGTTAGGTGGCGTTTCATTGCTGTGTCTAGGCCACCATATATCGCCCAATTGGAGAGACGCCAACTGCTTGTGTGGCAATTGATGACGTACACCTGCCACCTTACCAATCTGACGATACTCCACTCTGTTATTATAGACTGCAAAGACCTTGTACTTTTCGATATGGTCCTCCAGCGGCACTCGCACAGTCTTAGCCATCATAGACCTCGCTTACTGTTGAGGTTGTTAAGCTGCGTTACAGTCCGTAGTTGGTAGATTTCCCGTAGCGTCTCAGGGCGTGTGTGTCCTGTTAACGACATGATCTCTGCCTCGGTGGCCCCACTGTTGGCCGCATTGGTCGCAGCGGTCCTACGAGCATCCATGACTTGGATATCATCTGGTAGACCCATCTCCCGCGCCAAGTACCGGAAGCGTCTCCTAAGATTATCCGCTCTATAAGGTTCATCAGTGTTAGGGTTACGAAGAATTGCATCAGTATGTGCAGCGGGTGGATGTAACTGTAGTCTAGCCGCAATCAATTGGGTGATGGGCATAACCATGTCTTTTTTGGTTTTACGTTGCTTAAACGACAGAAGTCCTTTGTCATCTAAATTAGACCATTTGAGTGTTCGCATATCTCCAACACGCTGGGCTAAGTGCATACAGAGAATTACGTGAGTGCCTACTGTAGACCAACTGTCCTTTGGATTAACCAGACCGGAACCGCCGACCTTGTCGCAATGCGCAACAAAATCCAAAAACTGTTGATCAGTCCATATTTGTCTGCGAGGAGGTGGTTTAGACAGACCCATCTCAGCGAAGGGATTTGACCTTGCCAGACCTAGCTTGATGCCACGGTTCCAAACCACGCTGAGTTTGTTTATTACTGCGAATGATGTGTTGTAACTGATCAAGTCCTCGACTTGTTGCTGCAACTTCTCAGCATGTTTGACCGTGACGTTGGCGGTTAACATGTCCTTGAAGGCGGTGTTACTATTGCCAATACAAATAGGCAGAGCAGTATCAAAATAATGGTTGTAATTCCGCTTGCTGTTAACCGCTAGAGTTTTGTATTTATTCGTCTGTCTGTACTGATTTATCAGACCAGCGACTGACCGATCTGATATGTTT